TCACTATCATCTCACGAAAAAGAAGATTGATTGTGCTGGACTTGACTTGAACGAACTATTTAATAGAGAATAGAGGTATTTTTAATGAATAAATTAGCCGATTTAGATAAACTGATCTCCGAGGTATTAGGTGCTGGTCTTGTGGAAGAGAAGAGCGTGTCCACCCAGCCCGGTAAAGTTACCACTCTGAAGTTGCCAAAGTTTGTTATAACTGAGAGGTGGGGAGAGCCCGGCTCAGAAGACAGGAAAATCATCGCTGATTTCACCAGCAAAATTCCGGGTAGCACAATTGCTGAAAAGTTTGCCGCTATTAATAGTTTTGTCACCAACTGTGAAAAAGAATGTCGGAAAGGTAGAAGTGTTTCTAAAGCATTATCAAATTTGGTTATACTGGATTCTCTTTCTTCTTTGATTACTGACTTTAATGCTCAAACGGCTGGTTTTTTGATGGAGGCTTTTCTCGCTGGACTTCTTAGTGGCGATGCAGGCTATGGTCCTTCCAGACAATATTCTTTGGCGAACCCCGAAAAGGCTTCTAAAATCGGAACCGCTGATATAAAGAATAAACAGGGAGAATTTGTTAGCGTCAAGTTTTTGGCTAGCGGTACAGCAATTACAGGCTCTGCTGATGATATGGATAAATTTATTTCGGCACAGGGAGACAACCCGAAACCATTAAAATATGTTTTAATCCAAAAAGATCAAACAAAAGGCAGCAAAGAAGTTATGGGGCTTAAAATATATGAGTTCTATCTTGGCTCCAAGGCGACAGCCACCACGAAAGGTTACGACAAACAAGTGTTTTACGATAAATACCTTGTGTCGGCATCGAAAGGTCGCCGCAAATTTGAAATTCCTCAAGCGAATGCTCTGAAAGTGGCTGGTGGAGATGTTGCGAAGTTAGAACACATTAGCAAAAAAATGTTGAAGTCTATCGCTGACGATTACGCAGCAACTCTAAGTCAAAGAATTTTGATTATATTTGATGAGCTTGACAAACTTAACAAGGCAATCAACGAATACCTGATCGGTGGTCATAAAAATAAAGGCATGGAAGCTAAAGCCCATGCTGATACGCTGGCTGTGAAGGTCGCAGAACAAACTAAATAAAATTAACGTAATTACCAAAAAACTAAACGCAATTACTTGACAACTGCCTCAAAAGAGGTTATAATATATAAATGGAGGGCTTGTGAATAAGCACTATGAAAACGGACTCACTCTGAGTCAAAAACTATTGAAAGGGATTGACATACTTGCTGACAATGTTGGCTCAACCCTTGGACCGAAAGGTCGCAACGTAATCCTGTTCCATAAAGAGCAGGGCGTTCCCGTAATTACCAAGGACGGTGTGACGGTTGCTAAGTTCATCGAACTGGATGATCCCATTGAGAATGTCGGAGTGCAGATTGTAAAGCAAGCTGCCGAACAGACAGCCAGCAACGCTGGTGACGGGACAACTACGTCCACCGTGTTGGCGAGAGCAATCATCAAGGAAGCCCAGAAGTATATAGTTTCTGGAGCATCACCGATTGAGTTGCGTCGAGGAATGAATGCAGCCTGTAAGGTAATTACTGATAACCTCAAAGAAATGTCTCAACCCGTCAGGACCAAGGAAGATATATTAAACATCGCCACCATCTCCGCTAACAACGATTTATCTATTGGCACGATTATTGCAGAGGCAGTGGATTGTGTTGGTAAGGATGGGGCTGTTATTATTGAAGAGGCAAACTCATTGGAAACCTCACTTGATTTAATCGAGGGCTTTCGGTTTGATTCTGGTTTCTGTGCTACTGCTTTCATTAACAATGAGAGAACAGGCACAGTAGAATATGAAAACCCCTTGATACTCATCGCTGACGATAAGGTGGAGCAGGTCGAACAGATATACCCTGCTTTGGAACTCGCAGCAAGAGAAACCAGACCGCTTGTGGTAATTGCTAACGCTGTTGAGGGTCAAGCCCTTGCCGCTTTGATAATGAATGTCAAACGGGGTTCGTTAAGAGTATGTGCTGTCAAGGCTCCGAGGTACGGAGAGGAACGGAGAAAGATGCTCCGAGACTTATGTCTTTCAACTGGTGCTGCCTTTGTTACCAGAGAAGATGGTGTCCAACTGAAAGACGTTAGGTTACCTCACTTTGGGCAAGCCAAGAAGATCAGTATAGGTAAGAGCTTAACCACTGTTGTTGGAGGCTCAGGCAACTACCAGAAAGTTGAAGAACAGATCGAGGCTCTGAAAGTTGAGATACAACAAACAGATAACCTCAAAGAATGTGAACGAATACAGGAGAGGATCACTCGTTTAGCGTCAGGGATTGGTGTGATTAGAGTTGGCGCACCAACCGAAGTTGAAATGATTGAGAAGAAGCACAGAATAGAAGATGCGTTAGAAGCCGTTAGATCGGCTCAGGAGCAAGGTATAGTGTCTGGTGGGGGGTCTGCCCTACTTCACGCCTCTGTGGGTGCTAACGTGCCTGTAAACGGTGCAGAACAGGAGTTAGGTGTGAGGATCATCTTTAATGCTGTGAAGGCACCTTTGGTTCAAATGTGTCTTAACGCTGGAGAATCTCCTGATATGATTGTTAGTACGGTATCTAATAGCCAAGTCAATCAGGCGTATGATTTTATGAAACGTGATGTTGTTGATGCTATTGATGCTGGACTGATAGACCCTGTGAAAGTCACTGTTTCTGCTTTAACAAATGCGGTGTCTGTTGCTTCGACTTTGATTACAACAGATTACGCTATTGTTAAGTATTAAACTATTTATAAATGGAGGGGAAACAAGATATGCCAACACCCGAAGACCTAAGTGGATTAACGCAAGCTATTTTAGAATTAAAACTAACAATAGAACGAATGTCTGAACGTCAAGATGAAATGTTAGAAGACGTTAAGAAAATTAAAGAGGCTGTATATAATCCAGACTCAGGTATTTACGCAAGACTTAGGGCCTTGGAAATGTGGAAGGAAAACCAACAGAGATTTCAAGCTCCCGTTATCCTAACACTGATTGGACTTGTGACCGCTACCGTTTATAAATTGATCTTTCCCTTAACATAAACTAAGGAGTTAAAATGAAAGTTAATATTAGTCATTCTATTGAGTTAGAAGATCTACCTCAAAAAGCAGCAGAGCTTCTCATGCCAGCCGAGACTCGATTAAAGAATGCGTTGCGATGGTTGGACGTTCTCGTTAGGGATTTAGACGGGAAGGTTATAGACACAAAAATGGCTGTGGTTTCTCTTGATAGAATCAGGAGATCATTAGGTACTTGTGATAATGTTTTGACGGAAGTTGAAAATATAATGCAAGCTGTTTTAGAATATGAACAACGCCAAGACCTACCACCCTCCCCGGCTCCGCCCCCTCAGCCAGATAATGGTTTCAACAGAATGGTGGAAGAAATGGAGAGGGAGAAGGAGAGTCTAAATGAACCTTGACCTGTTTAGTGTTGGTTCTTTGGTCTGGTTACCCGCACACTCGAAACGATTCCGATGGGTTAATAATTTACAATTAGAACTTTTCCCGAAAGAAGCCAGCATTACTAAAATTCCCCTCATTGGTGTATTGAAAGGATACAACAATCGTGGGGATTGTGAGGTTTTGTTTCAAGATGGAATCTGGGACGTAGAAGCAAGAGATTTATCTTCTTATGAAGACACACCAGAACAACGGAGAAGAAATGATAGAGTTAATACAAATCAAAAAGATGGATAGTAACTTTGAATTGTCTACTGTTTTTATAAACCCAAATCATATTATTTATTTAAGTGAAGAAAGAATATATAAATCTTATTTACGGGAAGGCAAGATGAATCTTGGTCTGCATAAGGAGACTGTTTTCACGAAGGTAAAAATCAACGAAGGCAACAAAACAACGGAATTGATTGTGGTTGGGGAACCGAACGCTGTTCAAGCAAAAATGTTTAATACTAAAGCAAAAATGCTTTTAAGGGATTGAGATGTATATTATATATGGTAAAAAGGATTGTGGTTTTTGTTCCAGAGCAGTTAAGTTATTGCAGAGTAAAGGTTTTGATTTTACATATACCTCGATGGACAACAAACAAGAAGAGTTGGTTGAGATGGCACTAAAACATAAGCATAGGACTGTCCCACTGATTATACAGGTGGTTGAAGGAACCCCTATGTTTATAGGTGGTTACGACAATCTATGCGCTTGGATTAATACAGACACAATACACTAATACGCACACAGAGACGATTTGCGTAATTACTTCCTACTTACTTATAGGGAGTAATTTTATATGTGGTGGCTTTTCTTGTGCCTAATGGGTTGTCAAGTGTTCTATACTACGGACGGAGAACAGACAACGGTACAAGTATACAATACCTCTTCATATAATAAAGGAATAGATAACTCTATAAAATCTTCTGTAAAAATCAACTGTCATATAGATGGTATATTTTTGAGCAAAGGTTCAGGTAATTACTTAAAAGATGGTAAATACAAGTTTGTTCTTACTGCTGCCCATGTTGTTAATCGTTGTGATGAAGTGCATCTTGTTGACAAACATGGAAGCACAGTGCTTGGCGAGGTAGTGTGGACTGACGAAGAAAAGGATATATCCATCGTAAAGCCGGAAAATGAACTCGGCGGGATAGAGACAGTTCATATTGATTTGAAAGATAAGAAATACCCCGTTGGGGGAAAGGTTTATTTCATGGGGCATCCTGATGAACTAAACTTCTTTCTCTTTGAGGGCTTGATTGCTTTGAACGGAGAAGAAGATTTCTTTCTGCATTCTACTGGTTGGGGAGGTGTCTCTGGTGCCGTGGTATTTAGTAAAAAAGGGAAGGCTCTTGGTGTAGCTAAAGCAGTTAAAGTAACTATCAATCCTATCACCGGCTTTCCAAGATTACTTGAAGATCTGGTTCTTGTTGATC